AATGAGCACTGCGATCTACCGCACCGAGGATCCCATCCTTGAGACCGTCGAGCTCGGCGCCGTTTATTCCATTCACGCTCCTCGCACTGGCGACCCCTGGGTTCTTTATAAGATTGCCGACGCCTGTGGCGTTAGTTCCATTGAGCCGCTGGAAGTTCCTGACGGATGGGATGACTCCTACGAATACGTAGCGGGTGATGAGAACATTTGGACTCTCATTGCCGGCTTCGCCAGGGACGCAGATCTCGCAAACGCTAACCTCGAGGTTGCCATTGTTCCTATTGTTGATGATGAGGTGGGTTCCGACTCATGCGCCCTGCTGCATCGATTCACTTGGCCTTACTGATTTACCAACCTCTTGAAAGGAGAACATCATGACCAAGTCTCTGCACTCAGAGCGCTTCAGGATGAACAAGGCGCTGATAAGATGCGAGCATTGCGGTCAATGGTTTGAGAATTGGGCTGTTCACGACAGACATCTCAATATTGAGTCTAATAGGGGTATACTGAGTCTTAACGAAGATCGCCCCTGCAAGGTTTCTCCTCGTGAGGCGTTTCCGGTTACTGTTTGGATTGACACTACTGAAAGGCATTGATCATGGCGGGTTCGAAAGTTACCCAGGGTGTTGCCCTCGTCTTCACCGAGGAGCTGCCCGACTATGCAGCCCATCGCGTGCTGTTGGTTGAGACGATTGTGAAGAATCGTGAGACGCTGATTCAGTTCCATGAGATCACCGCGAACATCTCCGCCGCTTCGTCGATGCCTCTGAACAAGGGTCAGCTGAATTGCGATCTTCATGAGTGCATCCAGTTGGTGAAGGACTACCTCTGGATCGTCGCCGACGACGAGGTGCAGCCGGTGTTCGTTTACTTGAAGATGAAGGACATTACTCCGTATGAAGACGCGATTCACCCTCAGTGATGATTGGCCGATGGTTGCCGCCGTCGCTCTGGCGAATAGTTCTGTCAGTCATTGCGACGATAGGTTTCTTACTTGCGATCATGCTGGAGGCACGATAATATGGCGTGAGCCGACGGAGCCTGACAGGTTCTATGTCGAGCTCGGTGGTCAATTGGGGACCACAATGACTTTCAACGATATAGTGTCCATGTTTACTGGAAAGGAGATCTGATCATGGATAAGTTCATCGAGGTTCTGCTCATCATTCTTTGTATGATGGCTTGTTTCTGGTGCGGTATGCGTTATGAGAATCGTATGGAGGTGGAGCGTTACAATCACATGGTCAGCCAGCTTGAGAATGTGCAGAAGCAGACTGGTGTTCAGTATGACCAGAGTTTCGTCGATTTCATTAACAAGGCTGCACCAGGCGGGGAACATTGATCATGAGTGTCGAGTCGGTTTTCGAGGATATTGTTAAGATCTGTGAGTTCTACGCCGATCCGTGTGAGGTTTTTGAAGTTGACTTGGAGAATCACATTGTCTTCATGGGCGCTCGTGAGATCAGCCCTGTGATGGAGAATGGGGGTTTGGTAACCCACCTTGTGGAGGAGTCTGACGGTGTGACTCATTGGGTGGACGATTTGGATTCTTACTTCCAGAGCGTGCTCGATTGGGAGGGTCGTTTCTGATGGATTACGACCCGTGGGAGGAGTTGAATATTTTCATCGAGTCGTTTCAGCCGTTGAAGGAGTTGGATGGGTTCCAGGTTGATTTCGACAGTTGTGCTGTCTTCTTCGATGGGAATAGGGTCCGGGTGAATGGGCCTGAGGAGTGGGATATCCAGTCCCACAACGGAGATAGGACGACTAATCAGGATGGGGCGTACCGTTGGGTTGAGTCCGAGTACGGTATGCTTCCGAATACGGTTCCGCAGTACATGTATCCATATGAAGGAGATTATGATGACTGAGTTCAAGATGATGAAGGGGCTGGCTCAGAAGCTTCAGGTCCGTTTCGGTGGGGCGCCGGTGATTGACGTGGTGAATCATTGCGTCGTTTATCGGGACAGTGTGATCACCATCCAATTGTGCGCCTCGAAGTTCGATGAGTGTTTGTGGACGGTGGACACCCCCTGCGGGTATGAGACGTTCCGTCGATCGCCTGAGGTTGAGGAGGTGTTGGCCGCCATCTACTCCTACAGCCTCGTGTAAGCCTCGCTGAGAGCCTAGAAGAGCTCCCCCGGTACGATGTACTGGGGGAGCTTTTCTGTGCCGTCTACGGGCCTCCTACGGCCTCATACGCCTGTGCGGATGGCGTCGTACGGCATGAACCATCTTGCTCTCGGGAAGCGGGTCCAGTGTCGGATTCCGCCTTTCATCTGGGCGCCGACGCAGACCCCATCCCATTTGCTGTCGTCGTACCGGGGTACGTCCTTGTTCCACAGTAGGAATTGGTATTTGCCTTGTGCGCATTCCTGCCTGGGGAACCATATCTTGTCGCCCCATGTTCCGTCGGTGGAGTTGTGGAGCTGGAAGTAGGGCTGGATCCACGTGTCGGCTCCGGGCCATACCATCCACGAGAATTGCCACAGAGGCGTCCATCCGCAGATGTTCCAGGACCACCACCATTCGGCGCCGTCACGAGTGTCGATAATCTGAGTGTATCCGTCGACTATGGAGTGGTCGAGGTTCTTCGAACCGTATCCGGAATAGTTCTGCTCGTCGAGGAACGTGCTTGAGGGTGCCCAGTTATTGACGTCGGCGTAGGCTTTGATTCCTTCGATCTTCTTGACCGTGGCGACTGCCAGATCAGCCTTTGTTTGGATCGCGGCCTGGTCCTTTTTGACGTTCTCGATCTGTTTCTGGAGTGCCAGCAGATTGTTCGCCGCGTCTGCAGCCTTAGAGCCTGCTTGGTCGGCGGCGCTGCGTGCGTTGGTGCCGATGACGCGCACTTCGGCGAGGGCTTCCCGGTCGCGTTGGATCATGCCCTGAATCTGCCGATCGGCCTCTTCGAGGGCTGTGATCTTGGGTTGCAGCGCCTGAGCGTCTCGTTGGGCAGCCTGCGCGATGGCCTGGACTGCGTCGGCGGCGGCTTTGGCGTCCGAGACGGCTTTGGTGTTGGTGCGTACAGACCCTTCGATGGTGGTCATGCGCCCGGTGAGATTCGTTACTGCGTCGGCGCTGCGTTTCATGTTGGCCGCTACTGCGTCGAACTGTGTGTCCGCGTAGGCCACACAGTTGGAGAGAGTGCACCCCTCCACAGTACGAATATTAACAATGAACTGCAGGTTCGTGCCGGGCTTGTACGGCACCGACACGCGGACGTCGATCGGGTATGGCTGCGAGTTGCCCGGAATATCGATCGTGTCCGCGTATACGTTCTCCTTCCACTTGTTATCGGCGATCGTGTAATAGGACACGCAGAACCTTGCACGGGAGGGGCCTTGCGCGACGGCGAGCCCGGTGATCCGGTACGAGCAACCCTGGGGCCCGGTGAACCTGGGGCCCTTGGCCATGTTGGCGTCGTAGTTCTTGTCCTCGGATTTGGTCGCGACAAGTGAGCTGCCGACGACTTTCAGGGCAGAACCAACCCACCAGTTCGACGACATCTTCCAGTAGTCGTCCAATGGGTCGACTCCGCTCCCGGCGGGGCCGGCAGGGCCAGGATCGCCCTTGGGACCGGTCGGTCCTGCGGGACCAGTGGGACCGATGGGGCCCTGGGGGCCTTTCTGACCAGGCTCGCCTTTAGCCCCGGTCGGCCCTTGCGGGCCCATGGGTCCTGCAGGCCCAGTGTTTCCCGATACTCCCCGTTCACCCTTCTCACCCCTAGGTCCGATGGGGCCGGGTTCGCCCTTCGGGCCGGGCAGGCCCCGCTGCCCATCCTTACCGGGAGGCCCCGGATTGCCCTCGGGACCCCGGAGCCCGACATCGCCGCGGGGCCCGGAAGGCCCACGGTTCCCGCGTTCCCCCTTAGGCCCTTCAGGGCCCGGGTCGCCAACGGGGCCCTTGGGTCCCTGAGGCCCGACGGGCCCGCGGATCATGCCCTTGGCGATGTCGTCCCTGATCTTCATCATCTGGTCGCGCGCCTTGGCGACGTCGATCTCGATCTGGGTTGTGTGCAGTGGGGAGACGGGCTCGTGGGCGACGAGTTGCGACAGCAGATTGGTGCCGTCGTGCAACGGGGCGTGCAGGTCGAGCACCTTCACCCTCCCCCGCTTGAGAAGAATGTGGTGCGTCCACGGCTCCGGCGGGTTCGTGTATGGGCCAGCGATCTCGACGGGAACGCTGAACTGACCCTCCACGTCAACCGTGAAGGGCTTGATGATGACGCCGGCTGCGGTCGTCACCACTCGTGGGTCGGGAGCCACCGTCAGTGTGCCGGCGGCGTCCCGACCGGCCGCGTCGGTGAGGCGGCCGGTCAGGATCGCGCTCATGGTTAGCCCTCACCTCCGGCGAGCTTCTTGGCGAGCTTCTGAATACCGTCGCTGATCTGGAACAGCAGGTAGAAGGAGGAGCCGGGGTTGCGGACCCCCTCCTTACCCGGGCTGAACGTGTCAACGAGACTGTTCAGGGTCGAGTTGGCGTCCTTGAGCTGGCTGACGATGGGGCCGTCCCAGCGGCGGCCGGCGATACCGGCTCCGGTCTGGTCCGACACCTCAACGAGCCTGTCTCGGATCTCCCTCAGGAGATCGGTGTTCTCCGACATATCGAGATCATCCTCTGCGTAGTAGGAACCGTCGTATCTGATCCGGTGCGTCCACTGAGCACCTATTGTGAGCGGGTGGTTGAGGTAGGAGCATGCGCACCTAACTTCACCGCCCGTCTGGTCTCCGGCGTATCCGTCGATGTCGCCGAACTCGCTGATCCACGCCTCGCAGATCCATCCGTTGCACACGATGGCCGTGTGCCCGTCGGATCGCAGAACGTCCCCGTCCTCGACGGGCATACCCGGGTACCACTCCTCAGCGGTGAAGCCTCGCTCGGTCATGCATGCGACCTCGTTGCCGGTCCACATGGACTTGGGCAGCGGGTTCGGTAGACCGGCATTGTTGAAGCAGTACACCACCAGCTCGGAGCAGTCGACATTGACGTTGACCGCTTGGGAGGTGGGGGACGGGAGGTTCCAGATCGTCAGGCGCTCGGGCTGCGAGTAACCCACGCATGGGTTCTGAGTGATGTCCCATGCGATCTGGGAGGCGTCCGACTGAAGGCTCATCTCAGCCCTCCTGGGAGGTCTCCACGTTGGCGTCCGCGACGGCGAACAGGGCTGCCAGGAACGGGGTGATGACGTCGATGACGTCCTTGGTCAGGACGCCCTTGACGGCGAGAACTCCGCAACCGGCGATAGCGACCCGGTACAGGTACTGGCGAACCTTGGGGTCAACCAATCCTTTGAGAGCGGTCATACCATTTCTCCTCACGTTGTTTGTCGATCTTCGACTCGATCTTCTCGAGCCGCTCCATGACTCCCGGTCTTCGGGGGACTCCAGGCCTTGCTGGCACCCCGTTCCAGTCGTCAAGAAGATTGTTAAGTCTCTTCATCCTGCTGTTGACCCACGCAGCGAACCCCCCGATAGTGACGAACGATGTAGTCACTGTGATGAGGGCCTGCAGGTCTATGAAGAACCCAGGTCCGTGTCCCATTGATCACCTCACGAAGATCTCGGCGAAAGCGTTGCGCGACTGAGGACTGTCGAAGAAGACTCGACCCTTCCGGTAGGAACCTCGTAACATCTCGGCGATCTTGTCACTGTAACTCATAAGCACCTCGCCCTCCCGGAGGGTCATCTTATTGGTATTATACACCTTCTCGACCCGGGGGCGTTTCTGCTGGCAGAACAGTGTCCCCCAATCCATCCACAGTGAGAATACTCCCAGATCAGTCTTGACGGTGAACATGTACTTGGCCGTTCCCGTCTTGCGCTGTACGAACTGGTTGGTGTTATCGACGAACGTGTTATCGATCGAGTAGTCGGCGTACTCCTCATCAAAATCCGTAACGAACTTGCCGAAGCGTGTAGTAGCTACCTGCGAGGCGAAGCGGTGCGAGTCGACGAATTGGGCGACCACGAACCCGTCCCCGTAGGTGATGAACTCCCTACCAGGGGTCGGGGTGATGTGCCATTTGATGAAGTACGGGTTCATGATGGAGATGGCGTTGGATAGCATGAGGACACGTGTTCGGTCCTGATACCGGTCCACTGTGGAGTAGAAGTCGAGGAGCGCTTTGACCTCGTTCTTCAGGTAGTGGATGGTGCCGGTCTCGATGATGAACTCGTCGAAGATGATGGTCGTCACCTTCGGGTACGGAGTGCTCTTGTGCTGCGCCGAAGTGCTGAGCGCCAGGAAGTATCCGGCTTTCCGCCAAGCGTCCTTATCCTCACCCTTATTGCGCCAACAAAGCACCCCTCCTCGAATCTCGAACTCCTGCTCGGGAAACTCGTTAGCCACGTCAGCCACGAAGCTGCCGCGTGTTTTCAGCTCCGTCTTGTAGCGGCGAAGGTAGATGAACTCCTCTCCCCGTTCCACGGCACGTTTGAGGACGTATTTCTTGGCGCCGTAGGACTTGCCGACGCCGCGGGCTCCCATGACCATGTTGAACACGGCGTTGCGGGAGAGGATTCTGTCGAACGAGTAGTAGTCGAACTTCTTAGACATAGCGCTTCAACTTCCATCGGCACCCTCCGAACAGGGAGGTGGCGTGCCCGTAGGCGGGGCCGCGGACGCCGTCGGGTCCGCGCTGTCCGATGATGGTGTCCTTCCCTGTCTCGCAGCAGTATTCGACGTGACCCCCGCCCGAGTACCAGCGGCAGACGATGAGGTCGCCCTCCTTGATCTGGCTGGTGGCGTTGAACCGGCCGCCTCCTTCGGCGATGACCTTGCCGCCTTCGGACATGAGTACGGTGGTGCCGCCCTTGCCGATGTCCATGCCCATGACTTTATTGTACAGCCACCATACGAACCCGGAGCAGTCGGTGACGCCGGACCTGTCTGGGTGCAGCCGTGGCTCGTACCACTGGTGGTAGACGTATTTGCCGATGGAGGCTTTGGCGAGCTTGGTCATCTCTCCGATCTTGCCGGAGTCTCCACCCCCGCCTCCGCCGCCTCCGTCGCCCTTCTTGTCGTCACCGTCATCGGATTTCTGGTCGGCGCCGTTGGCTTTCCAGAACCCTCCCACGGTGGGGTAGGCGGCGGCGTTGGACCCGTCGGACATGTAGATGCGCAGCACGCCGGATCCGTCCGTTCGGGCGTGCTTGATCTTCTTCTCCTCTTTGGCCTTGTCCTCTCCATCCTTGGAGTTGTCGCCCCCGGAGTCTCCGGGCGCTAGGGTGATGCCTTTCGTGTCGAGGTTCTTGATCATCCGGTAGGCGATGACGTACCTCTGCCCGACGGCGTACCATTCCCCCGACGCTTTGATGGCGTTGGCCATGGAGTCGAGGGTGGGCGCCGGCCCTGCGCTGGCTACCAACCTGTTGAGGATGCGCGCGTAGTTGCCCCATCTGTGCATGACGACGATTAGGAGCATGCCGGCCTCGGTGTATTTCTCCGAGTCGAGCCCGATGGCTTTGAGTCTGGGGATGTACTCATCCTCCAGGTCTTTGCGCATCTGGTTGTTCTGTATCTTCTTGCCCTCCTCTGAGGCGAGCGCCGCTGATAGCTTCTGCCTATCAGTACCTCCCAGGGACTGGTACTTGCGGGCCATCGTCCACGAGCCCTTGCCCGCCGACAGCCACGACCGGATCGTGGGACCGAACACGTTCTTGTCGGGGAACTGCTGCAGCAGGTCGTAGGCGCGCCCCTGCGTCCACTGCCCGATACCGAGCGACAGCGTGTCGGGTGCGGTGATGATGCCGTAGTTGAACCCCGCCTCGACGGTAGCCAGGGTCGCGATGATGCACGCCTTATGCTTGTCATCCCATGCCATAAGTTCCTCCTATATGGTGTGGGGCGTCGAGGATCACCCGACGCCCCACGGTGATACGGCTCAGATCAGTGGGCGCGCATCATGCAGTTCGACAGGTCGAATCGAGTGCTGTGATTCTTGTCAGTCAGGAACACGGTCTCGATGTGATACCGGCCGGGACCCTCGAAGGACTCGAAGATGCCCGTACCCTGCGAGTAGACCATCGCCTCGGGCCACGGGCCGTAGCCGGCGACGAAGGAGCTCCAACGACGCTGGCCCTTAGGACCTGTGACACGAATGTCGAAGTGGGTGTCCTGAACGTTGTGGACGGTGTGGCGCATGATCGCCACGATGATCCACACGTCGTCGGCGTCGAAGTCCAGGTCGAACTCCATGACCGTGACAGGTCGCTCCTCGGGAGTGGACAGCGTGCGGTCGCCGGACCCAGCGGTGACCTCCTTGAACCGCTTGTGCAGGGCGCCGACCCTGTTGGCAGCCTGGGTGGCCTGAACCGCCTGACCGGAGATCGCGTTAGCGGTCGTCTTGGCGTCGATGGAGGCCGTGTTCGCAGCGTTGGCGGTGTCCAGGGCGGCATCGGCGCGGTCGCGGGCCTCCTTGGCCCTGGCAGCCGCCGACGAGGCCACCTTGTTCGCCTCAATAGCACTCGTGTTCGCAGTCTCGGACGCGGTGGTCGCTTTCGTCGCCATGTCGAACGCGCGGGTTGCGTCGGCCTTCGCCTGGGAGGACACCGACAGGGTCGACTGGGCAGCCTCACGCGCACTGTGAGCGTCATCCGACGCGGCGTTCGCTGTCGTCAGGGCGCTCGTCGCGTCACGGGACGCCGCCTTGGCGGTGACGGTCGCGCCGCCCAGGCCCTTGTCGATCTCCTTCATGGCGGAGTTGAAGTCCCCCAGCACGCTGAAGTGATCGGACGCCACGTAGAGCGGCAGGTTGAAGTTCTCTGTCTTGTTGGTTGCGGGCATTATGAGCCTGCCTCTCTGTCAGGAGACCACCATGCGCTGGAGGTCTGGGATGTTCAGGTTATCGATGTAGTTCAGGTCCTTGGAGGTGATCTGGTCACCGCCAGTGAACTGGGCTTCGTACACGTCGTAGACGATGTCGATGACGCGCTTGTACTGCCCCGTCACGGGAGAGAACCCGTAGTTCGGGGACAGTGCGGGCATCACGTACTTGCCGATCGTCTCCAGTTCGGAGATGGTCAGCGGGACATCCTCCAGCTCCTGAGCGGTAAGCCCTAGCTGGCTGAAGTCCTCGGCCAGCAGACCGCCGACCGTGTACCGGTTGTGCATGTCGTTGATGAGCTCCTGAAGGGTGGAGCTCTCACCTCGAAGCCAGTTGAAGACATGCGCCTCATCCGACTCGAAGTGCTTCTTGACGAGAGCCTTCAGGTCGTTCTCGAACGTGTTGAACTCGTCATCGTACTTGGCGATGGCGGCCGACAGCATCTCGCGAACTTGGGAAGGGAGCGCGTGGTAGCCCTCCATCTCCTTGCGCACGTCGACCAGGAGTCTGGAGACGGCTGCGTTGTAGTCGGACGCCAACCCCTGCATCTTCGCGGAGAACTGGTTGACCAGCCCCTCACTCACCCACGACCGCATCTCCTCCATGAGCTGGAGGTAGGTGTACCCGTCACGGTAGGTGAACGGGGTGACGTTCGTGACCCTGTAATCACCAGGGGTCAGCTGGTACTTGTTATCAATATAGTCCATAGCCCCATCCGTTCACGTACTCGTCTCCTGAAGATCGGATTTGCATGAATAGGCCTCCCAGCTCCGAGATAACGGACATGTCAATATTGAGGAAGGTTTCGCGCCATTTCTGGAGGAGGTCGGCCTTAGGAGTATTATACCCCCACGACCGTGTGACATTCCCGGCTTTAGTCCCCATCGTCGTCGCAGTGTCGGAGGACCGTTTCTGCTGATCCTGGGTCGTCGAATTGGAATGGTTCTGACCAGACCCCTTCGACGACGTGTCGTTGGCCGCCGTCGCGTAGTCGTCATGGCCCGACAGGCGCGTCTGGGGCATCTGGGACTGCACGGTACGGGCCTTGGACTCCTCGGAGGAGGACACGCGCGAATCGCTGGAGAGTGTCTGCTCAGCGTTCTGTTTCGTGTGAGTGTCCTGCGTGGTGTCCTGCGTGTTCTCACCCGTCGAATGAACATCGTGAGTCACCATCGGGTCGAAGTCGACCAGCTCCGACTCGTACAGCTGGTTGTAGAACGGCATGATCTCATTCATCTTCACCTTCAACTGGTGAATGAACATGTCGATCGACTCATGTGCGATCTCGTTGTACCAGTAATGGTCCAGAATCTTCTGGTTCAAAGAATCTCGATACGACTCATCGAAGATCGGGTACTCGTTCAGCCCGATGTTCAGCGGGCCGACGATCTCCACCACCTTGCGCAATTCGAGCGTGTAGTCAGCCATTGTTCGGGTTCAACTCCTGCTGGTCGGTAGTCCCCAAGTCGGGGTTACCTTTGTCAAGAGCATCTCCAATACCCCCGAGAGCTGCCGCGGCAAGCATAGCGTTCTGAGCATCCGCGGGCTGAGATTCGTCAAGGTTCCACCTCACATCCACCTGCAAGTCGTACATCTGGTTGATATGTTCGCACGCGTACTTGCGAGCGTTCATAGCGACGGCGCGCATCGCCAGAACCTGACCAGAGGAGCCGCTAGCCTCCTCAGCGACCATGCGCTCCCGCTTCTCGGAGTTCACGTTCATGATGCCCAGAAGGGTGAGGGCCTCGTTCCACGTCTTAACCTTGGCCTCCATCACGTCCTGAATCTGATGCGGCTTGAACCCGACGTCGAACATGGTCACCTTCTCAGCCAGCGCCGCAGGAGAAAGAGCCTCCGTCCCGAAGATGACCGGCTGTCCCTCGGCGACCTTGCGGAAGGCGTTCACGAACGACTGGTACTCGTTGTTATCCACCGAGAACACGAACGGATGACGTGCGGAAAGCATGTTCACCTCGAGGGTGCGATCGAACGCGGCGAGCCTCTGAGAGTAAATGTCGATGATGTCCCAATCAGGCTCCCGCAGATAGTTAGACCAGATCGGCACGCAGTGCCTGGCGTCCAGAGTCTTGGAGAACACCTGGTTCCCGTACACCGTGAAATTAGTCGGGTTATCGTACATGTTCACCTGGCCGAGCCCCGTGGCCCTAAGCGCCATGAACCTGTCGAACTCCTCATCGAAGTAGAACACAGCCAGCCCGTCGTACATGAGAGTGGCCTCCAAGTAGCGACGATCCACTGTGTCCGGCAGCCCCGTCCAGGAGAACCGGTTCACACACATCTCCGACATGATCCGCTTGTACATGCGAACCAGCAGAGCCTCACGGTTGATCGACGGGTTATTCTTGAAATGGCCGCCGTTGACGAAAGGTTCGTAGATCTCCTTGCGAACCCAATCTCTCTCCCCGTTTCGCTTCACCATATGATCCCCTTAAGCGGCTTGTTGTTGGCCCAGTCGATACGCCCGATCATCGTCTGGTCCTTGTGCCACACGGTGACACCCTTCTCGAAAATACCCCTGATCGTCTGGCGGAACGTCTCAGGCATGGTGGAACGGGAGATGTTCATCTCAGCCATCTTCCAGTACGTGAAATGCTCCATGCACCTGAAGTCGCCTGGGGGCACCACAGGTGAATTCATCGCATACCCGTACCGGAGCCAGAACTCCCCAATACGCCTCACAGCATCCTCGGGAATGAACTTCAGACGCTCCACAATGCTCCATGACTCAGCGGCCAGCATGAAAGCATCGCCGCCGACCTGGCCCGACGTCGTCGGGGCGATCGTCTGAGCATCCTGAACGCGGGCGTTGATGCCGGCGATGGCATTCGCGTAGTCGCCGTTCGCCGCGTACTTGGCATAGGCCAGGTTCGTGTCCGCGTTATAGCGCATATAACCCTGGTTCAGGTTCGTCAGCGCGGAGGCCTGCTCGGCGGACATGCGAGCCGTGTTCACCTGCTGGGAGTAGGTCATACCCGCCTGAGCCATCGTGGAGGCCCCTGACAATGCGGAGCCGCCCAGACCAGCCAGGGCGCCTAGGGGACCTCCATTGGCCAGCCCCATGAGGGTCGACCCGATCACCTGTCCGCCGACGCCGATACCAGTCTTCTGCAGGCCCATGCGGGCGTTGTAGCCGGCGATGTCCTGGTTCCAGGAGTTGTTCAGAGCTGTTTGCTGGCCCGCCTGGGCGATAGCGGCGTTGGCCTGATTGAACTGGGTCTGAGCCCCGTGGAGGGCCCGCTGCTGCGACCACTCGGCGCTCTGGTGCTGATATGCGATCGAGTGGGCGTTCTGCGCCTGGAACATCAGATAGCTATTGTTCGTGAGGCTGAACGTCGGAAGGTTCGTGAACCCAGTCATGACGTCGAAGTGCTCCGACCAACCATCGTACTGATCCATATGACCTCGGGTGCGCTGACCCAGGGAGTTCACCGTGAACATGATGCGTGGATTCGGGGGCACCACGTGAGACCACTGAGTCACGGCCAGACCAGCTGACTGGATCATCTCCGGCTTCAGCAGAAGGGGAGTGCCGGAGAATGTGGTCACCTCCACCAGCAGATACGGGCTCGTCCAGAATTTCCACAGATGGCGATACCGCGCCGGGAGGATATCGTCCTTGCGCAACTTGTCGGTGAGCGTGATCGACTTGTTGTTAACAAGACCCTTCTCACCGATCCCCTTCTCGAGGTCATACACCTCAGCGCCCTGGCGGGAGATGCGCGTGTCGCCGCCCTTCGGGTCCACACCGGAGGTGCCCGGCAGCTTCACCTTCAGATCCTTGATCTCATCGAAATTGATGACACCCTTCGGGATCGCCGTGATCGACACAATTCCCTGGGATACCCACGGCACCAGAGACATGGCATTCGTGAAAACGCGGAACCAATCCGCCTTCATCGCATAGATGGACGTTCCGTTCGGCACGCCCTCCGCGAAACTACCCTTGGAAGCGGTGAACGTCGGATTCTTCTCATCACCGTAAGGTTGGGTCAAATCCACCGTGGACGCGATGATGATGTCGAAGTTCGCCGTATCAATCTTGCCGGCGCTGGGAGTAGAGGCGATAACCTTCCTGTTCACATCAACGATCTGATACTCCGACCCCAAGTCCAAACCCTCGGGCACCGTCATGTACTTCTGACCGTAGTAATCCCACCCATTCTCAGCGGCGATCGCCATATGGGACCGCTCGCAGTAGGAGCGGCGCACATTGAACTGGTGCATGTACGTCTGCCAGACGTCCAACTGCACGGTGATCTGAGTGGTGGCGGGGGCGATGTAATCAACAGACGTTATGAAATAGAAGAAGGTATTCCTCGAATTATAAGCGTCACGGTTGTTACGGGCCACCAGGTAGTTGTACTGGTTCGCCTTCGAGAACGGGATAGGAATCCTGATCGGGGAGCCCTGAGCGCAGTAGGTCAGGGATTTCACCTCGATACGCGACGAGTACTCGTTGACGATCGCGTTGAACGCCTCGTCGTAGTTGTCATACCAAACGACGTCGCGGTACTCCTGATCCCAGACGACGTTCGTCAGGTACACCTCAGTATTGGGGGACCAGACGGAGTAGTCGAAGCCCATCCCGAACGAGCCGATATCCTCCGGAGGGTCATAAGCTGTAGGCATATATAGAGTATAGCACATAAGTTAAAGAGCCGGCCCGGGGAGCTCAAACTCACCCGGACCGGCCCATAGCCGGCGAGGCAGAAAGGAGGAAGGACCTCACCGACGGGCTACCCTGCCCACGGCACCAGTGTACCACACGCAGGAGCGACTGTCACTTCTTCGGCCAGACCTTCACAGCCTTCGCCTTGTCGACGGCGATCGACGCCGTCTTCGAAGCGATCGTCTTCTTCACATCCCCACTGTCACGGTAGACCAGCGTGGCGGTGACGGTGATCGCGTCAGCGTCCTCATCCTGACCCAGGTGCAGGATGCCCTCGTTATCGATCTTCGTCCGCTGCGAGTTCGCACCCGACACGGCGTAGTCGATACCCAACTCCAGGCCGTCGGTGTTGTCACCCGTCACAGCGAACGTCACCTCGACGTTGCCGCCCGGAATCGCCTTGTTAGCAGCGCCCACAGGCTTGCCTCCCTGAGTAGCCGTGTAACCGCCCAGAGCCAGGTTGGCGCCAGGCCGAACACGAATGTTCTGGTCGTCATCGCCAGTCCAGAACATGACCGCCGGGACGAACAGGGACGTACTGATGACCTCCCAGTGGTGGAGGAAGTAGTTCGTGCCCAGACTTACCGGGTTCGGCTGGCTGGTGTTCTCAAGGAGATTATCGGCGATGACGAAGAAATCCTTCGTCGTCAGAATCGCCTGAGCCTTGTCGATCCCCATCTGCTCGGCAGGAACCGGGATGACGCGGGCGTACATGTCGACAGGGGGAAGGTTGAACGCAGCGGCCAGAGCCTCGACGTCGATGTTCGCCTTCACCTCAGGGGTGACGATGAGGATCAGATCCTCACGCTTGGCGAACGTCTCCATGCGCGCAGCATTGTACTGGCGGGACAGGAACGTCAGGTTATCCGTCATAGCGCGAACGCGCTTGATCAGCTGCTTCGCGTCGGACTCGGTCGCAGTCAGGCTCCGAAGGTCAGGGACCTTGACATGGTAGAAGCCGCCGTTCTTCTCGTACTCGGCGAACAGCGAGCAGGTCAGAAGGAACTCATCCCACTGGTCGGAAGTCGTCGGAGACGCCAAAATCTGACTCAGGTAGTTCTGCAGACCCGACTCGTCCAAGAACGCACGACGCAGCTGGTCGCGGTTCACCGTGATCTTGTAATACTCCTGACGGTTCACAGTGTGGAACTGGGAGGCGACATTCGGCTTATGAGCGCCGAAGATATCCTTCTCCATGTAATCACGCTCGGAGTTGTACGTGTACGAGGAGACCAGGCCCGTCTGCACCTCCTCGATCGTGTCACCGAAGTTCAGCATGCCCCGCTTGAACTCACGCAGAGGGTTGTTCCACGTGATATCCCGGGTGATGTACGTACCGACACGGTTGATCAACGCGTCGGTGAACTCGTTGAAATGGGGGGTGTACGACGTCAGCTGCTGGACGACGTCGGCAACACTGCCCTTCGTGGCGGCCGGGATGCGCCGCTGATAGTCGGAAGTGGCGTCGTTACGGATCCTGTTCAAGATCTCGATATTGTCGAAGTCGCGAATGCGACCGCTGGGGAGCGTCATGGTCAGGCCTCCTTAGGCTTGGAGAAGAAGGAGGCGATGCTGCCGTCGTCCCCGTCGTCAGCACCGCTCGTGTCGTCACCGTGCGACTCGTCATCGCCGGCGTTGTCCCCGCCCGCGCCGATGGCTTCGAGCAAGTCGTAGTTCTTGCTCTTCAGACCGTCAACAGTCTTGGACAGAGCAGAATTGGAGTCAGTCAGCTCCGAAATCTTGGCGCCAGCACTGTCAGCCTTGTCCTTAACAGTGTTGTAGGCGGCACGGAGATCGTCATAGATCGTCTCCGACGGCCCCTCCTCGCCAGGATTGATCAGAGACTGAAGGAGACCTTCAAAATCCATGATACCTCCATGCAAACGTATGGGCTATGAGTGGTAGTTCCACTCATAGCCCATACTATCACAGACTGCCGAGAAGCCTCGGCGGAGCAACCAACTCACTGTCGCGGACCCGGGCTCATCCGGTGGTAGGCGTCCACGACGTCACCGATCAGCTCTCCTCGGTGTCTGAGTCTTCGAACGGGCCGGGGGAGGGGTGAGACGCCTCCTCCGACTCCGCAATCTTCATCCTCACGAACTCCGTGACAACCCTCCTCATGAGCTCCGGCTTGGGCACGTGAACCTCCCACTGATAGTCGTCGAAGAACTCGACCGCCCAAATGGGAAGGGTGAGGGAGACCGTCTTGGACTTGCGCATCATGACCCCTTTACTGGCGTGAATGTGAAATGAGTCTCCGTGAGAAATGTTCCCCCGGGGATCATCTTGGGTACAAGTTTACCACCATACGTCTGAGACTTCAACAAATCCTCGGGCCAGATCTCATAAGGCTTCCCTGTATGAGGGTTCTTCCTCGGAAGACCCGCAATATGTGTATCAGATCTGCCGTCGATCACCTCGCAGTATTGCTTCGCCCTCACGAAAATAGCCCTATCGAAAGTACCCTCGATCTTCCAGGCGCCCAAATGGGTGGGATGAATATTCAAACCTGCCGGAGGCTCCGTACCCTTCAAATGAAGCGAATCCGTATCCGCGTAAAGGAACCGTTCGTAATTGGCTGCAGCGGAACGAATCGTGTAGTCCCGAGCCCAAGAGGTTACGAAAACGCCAACAGGCGTGTAAACAGGCTTCGTGATCTCCTCGTTCTCAGACGCTACATACTTAACGGCGTCGTTGTGGAGAACAGGAAGCTTATTACGCCTCTCAATTCGAGATGCGAACTTGCCGTACAATGAATTGAGCATCAACTTGGCGATCTGCCGCTTCCCACCTACGGAGGACTCCTTAACAGCCATCCACTTGTCGATGTAATCCTTGAAAGTTCCCGTACGGCAACGGAAAAGAGTGACGTCACTATATCCGTACAAGTCCACGTCGTACATGTCGTTGATGAGCTTCCAGTCAACGTTCGTCATACGCATCTCAGTCGGCTCATCCACAACGCGCTGATACTCGGTCGGGTTAGCCCTATGCGAACCCCTCAATTGGATGCAGGGGATGCCCCGCCCCTTAAGTTTAGCGGTGAAACAAAAGGTAGCTACCCAAAGATAATCATCGGAGATCTCCTCGGGAGGAATATCAACCGAAATAGGCTTCCCGTAGGGGAGAGGTCTCGAATACATGATATACGGGTACAGAGAATTAACATCGAGCACCATACCCGCACCCTGCACAACGCCCGCAGTACGACTATCAGCATAAGTGAACCCGCCCCGATAAGCAGCACGCACCTTCATGTCCTCCTCCACAGAAAGGACGGGGAACCATTTCTTGAAGGTCTTCCTCCCCACAACATCCTTGAAACCCTTCAAAGCGTCCGAAGAAGCTGTCATACTAGTAAGACCCTCGGCGATCTGCTGACGGAGAGCCTCGGCAACGATCCCCGTATCATTACGTACGTACTGACGCTCCTCGAACGTCGGACGGTAACCCGGTTCTCGATAGGTTACGTAATCAATCACACCCTTACTCATCTCAAGACCATAAGCTCCCGCCATACTCTGAACCGAAAGCGGAATCTTCTTCAACGAATCCATGAAAATAACATCGGCATTCTCAGTCGCAACCCAGATCCTGTAGAACTGACTCTCAGAGGAGATGATCGGGGTGAACGACAGTGGGGGAGGGGCGCCCTTCACAACATTCGGGTCATTGCAACGGAATCCGTTGTGAAGAAGCCAATCAATAATGTACCCGCCATCGAACTTCAGATTATGGAAGAACACCGTCCGCTCACCCACGAGGATGGAACACATGAACTCATCGATCGTGTAACCGATCACATTGACGTTCCAGTCATCAACATTCCGCACAGACCAGAGCCACACTCTAGTGGACTCGGGAAGCGACCCGTCATCCGGAATATCAGCCGTAGTCTCAAAATCCGCACAAAGAATCTGCCTCTCATCGGAGAGGGCGTACTTGCATCGTCTTGGCATAGCCGACAGCATCCTTTCCATTGAACGGGCCCTCACTCTGAGCTGTGAACGCATCATCGGGGGAGTTGCGATCAGAATCGAACTCCTTATTCCCCTCGTAACGAAATGTCAGTCCCGCGATGAACTCATCATCAACCGTCCACAACACTCGAAGCAAATCATCGGGAAGGTCCGCCAAAGCCTTCAACTCTGGGTTACCCGAACCCTCTGTAAGCTTACGAATATTGCTCCGAATACCCTCCACCATCTTCTTATCAGACCTCGTAGTGGCAAACTCGCGCTCTCTCTCAGTGAGAATCTTGACGGCCCCCTCATTCGTGAAAGTCTGCACCTTGTACGGCTCACGCTCGGCGTACAAACGAGCAACGTCCCCCTTATGGGCGTAAGGGTTCTTGATATCGTAAACCTCGGAAAACGGCTTCAACCCCCTCCAAGGAATCTCAGTCCCACCAACGCGCTGATAGAACTCTCTCGAATATTCATTGCTCCTCTTCTGAGCGTACACATAGCGAAGCATGCTCTTAGCGGAAATAGGCTCGCCATAGCGAGAAGGGAAGTAGGCGACGTTAGGCGCCATGAACTCCTCCAGACGATGCGCGTGAGCCTCTACCTGGGCCTTAGTCATGCGACCCACTAGGGAGGTGCCCTTACGCGGATCTAGGGCCGTACGAGCGATGTCAACGCCTCCTGCGCCGCTCGTAGCATCCCTCAGAGGACGCAAGACGGACGGGGCGTACGTCCCCTGCCGGATCTTGCTGATCTTCCTCGAAGCACGAGCCTCGAGACGTCGAGCATAATCCCGCCACCCCGCAAGATCGGCCGGCTTCTCAAGTCTAGCCATTGGTGAACACCTTTCTAATCATGCTCATAGTATACCACAAAACAACGGGGAGGGCGCCGCACAATAAAGTGCGGCACCCTCCATACGGACAGGATCAGCGGCGGTAAGCGCGGCGCGGGTTAGCCAAAGACGAACGATCCCCCTTCTTCATGTAGCCGAGGAACTTCGGGAAACGAATCTCAAGAGACTGACCGGACTCATTCTTCGACTTCCACTCACGAAGAACAAGCGTCCCCGAAAGGGTGATCTGGTCGCCCTTGCCGACAATACCCAGGATGTACTCATAAGAATCGCCGAAGAAAGAAGCGTTCAGGTAAAGCGGCACCCCATCGTCAACCCATTCCTCAGTCTTCTTATCGAACTGACGGCGGGTAGCCGCAATACCAAGGCGAACAATCAATTCGCCGGAATTGGTCTTAGCGGTCTCGGGGTCACGGGTCAGGTTGCCAGTAACGGTCATCTCAGCACTCATCAGAGTTGCCTTTCTGTTCAGTGCTGCCAATAGGGCAGCGGATCTTGAATAGCGTCCACAAGGGACGTTGCTCGCGAAAGATAGTAAACCACACTATCAACCGCGAAGCTCTGGAGGTCGGCGACACGAGTATCGAACATGTAAGTCGCCATCATATGACGCACAGTGCCCGAATACAAATAAACGTGAAACCGCTTAACGCCCAACGTCAAACAATGCGGTAATCACAACCGGACCAAGTGATGGTGGTGAAGTACTGCAGGTTGCCACGATGCCGGGTGCAGTTCCACACCACGTCCTCGAACACTGGCAGGCGATTCATC